ATGCCACGGCCCCTGGAACCACGCTGAGCTCCAACCGCACCGGCGGCAGCTGTGACATCGCCGGGGCGTCCACCAGCACCACCGTGCCAACCAAGAGCACCAGCGGAACACCGATCAGCGGCCAGGCAACCGGCGGCGGAGCTTCGAGCACCTATTGGGCGGCGACTGGGCAATTCATTGATCTGTTCGGCGGTGGCACCTTTGGCGGTGCGGCGCCCACCGATTCACCAGCAGGGCCAGCCGAAGGTGGCGCCAGGCAGTTCGCCAACAGCGGCGGACCCATCGGGCCGAGCACTGGCACCAATGCGCTGGGTGGAGATGACAGGTGCCCCTATGGCTATGCGCCATTTGTGCCGGAAGCCTTTGTTTATTTCAGGGCTGTGCCAAATGTTATCAGCAATAGTCCGCCAAACTATGGGTGGTATTCTACTGCTACATACCACTTTGTTTCGTTGGCAGTTTCCTATCTATCTCCTCGCCCTGTTGTGTGGCCAGGTAGCAAGGTGCAGTATGGAGTAGCAAATGCCGGGGGTGATCTTGTCAAGTATGGCATTGCGCCTAAGTCTGTTCCGCTCAATCAACTCACGGTACTAGATATTTTAGGTAACTACGATAGTGGAGCAACTAATGCCGCAGGCTACTTTACAGGCCGGGATATTTATTACGAGTTTTCTAACAGCAACACAACCAATACCGCTGCAGTCCAATGGTCCGGCAATTATGGCGTAGACAATTTGTTCATTCTCGGTTACGTTTGCAGCTCTCAGGACGGCACCCCTGGCACGCCGGTGCTTGCAAAGCTCTACAAGGTCGTCGAGGGCGACACCATGGCCAGCATCTCTCAGAAGGCCTACGGCACAACTTCCAGGGCGAATGACATCTTGGCCGCTAACCCAGTCTTCGGGTTTAACAACACTTCTGAAGTGCAGGACTACTGGCTGATGGTTCCAGGCCGAATTCTTACAATCCCCAACTGATGACCACCTTCCCTTCCCTGGCACCATCAGCCGCGCCGATCACCCCTGGCGCCTGGCCCGTCTCGGCAATCACCAGCCTCAATGGCGCCGAATCGCGCATCAGGCAGGGATCAGCGCAGATCGGCAGGCGGCTGCAACTCACGTTCACCAATATCACCGAGGCCAACTTCCTAGCGATCCTGGCTCATTACCAAGACCAGCGCTCTGGATTCGATCCGTTCGGATTCGACACCGCCACCCTGGCTGCTGATCTCACCACAGCCGGCCATGCCTGGTTGTACGCCAGCCGCCCCCAGGTGGTCGATGAACACCTTGATGTGTTCACGGTGGTCTGCGAGTTTAAAAGCGAGCCACGGGGGCTGGTGGCGGCAGCTGGCGATCGTTGGCGGACTGGGTCTACAACACTAGCGGCAGGCGCTGGGGCTGATGGCATCCGCGTGGCCGCAGGCAAGCAGCTGGCGACCACATTCACGACGCTGGCGGTGGGGGCAAGGTCTAGCGGAATTGGGTCATTCGGCGTGCTGTGGGCGACCAGCTCCACCACGCTCAGGCCGCAGACTCGCGCGACCCCTGGCGTGCAGGCCCCGCTTCTGGGCTCGGCGCCGGCAGCAAGCTCCACGGGATGGACCTTGCTTGTTAATGCAAACGCAGATCAAGGAAACGCACTTTTCGGGAGCTGGCCGTTTACGTTCAATCTTGCGGGCACAGGGTATACAGCTTGTTACGCGGGGTCTAACGGCTACGCAACTTTTGGGGCAGGTTCGCTTGCATACCAAAGCCTTAGCGCAAGCAATCCGGCCCTGCCAAAAGTCCTCTTTGGCTCGGCTGACCTTTCCTGGCAGCGCGTCTACACGCAAACCGGCAGCAACTACGCCAGATTCAGATGGGAGGGTCACTTTGCGACTACCGGCGCCACGCCAGGAGCATCAACCCGGATTGTTGAAGTCACCTTCTGGGGGTCAAACGGCGTTTCCCAGGCCATCGAAATTAGGACGGGAAATTTTGCAAGTCCCAGCGCCACCCAACCATTCATGCTTGCATCCGCAAGCGCGGACTACGCATCGGCGACCACGCTCGGAGCAAATCAAAGCTGGGTTTTCGAGGGGAACTTGACCGGAACAAGCTGGACGCTGATCGCCGACAGCTATGTGGCCGGCTAGCCACAGGCGCCGGCGCAATTCCTAGCCTGTATGCAGGACTGAGACCCCCATGGCATCGGTTATCTACGACAGCTTCCTGAGCGATGTTTTTGCCGGAAACTGCACCACAGCCAGCACCTATAAAGCAATGCTGGTCACATCGGCCTACGCCGAAGACCGTGGCGCCCATAGCAAGCGCAGCAGCGTCACAAACGAAGTCACCGGCACCGGCTACACCGCAGGCGGCGTGACGCTCACCCTATCGGCCAGCCTGAACACCACCACGCACGTCCTGACGCTGACAATCCCCACGGCAACCTGGGCCAGCAGCACCATCACGGCGCGCAAGCTGATCGTGTATCGCTCCACTGGCACGGCGGCCAACGACAACCTGGTGGCCTGCCTCGACAACATCACCGACCTCGTGAGCTCCGCAACCACCATGACCTGGCAAGCGTCCACCTGGACCATCCCGCTCCCCGCGCCGGTCTGATGGCTGCTTTTCCCTCCATCGAACCGCTGGAGCGGAGTTATGACCTGGGGTCGCATCCCATCTCGGCGTCCGCATTCAGCAACGGAGACGAGACGCGCTTCCTGCATTCTTTTGTCTCCTCAGGCGTGCCGCTAGCGCTGGTGTTCCGCAAGCTCAGCCTCACCCAGGCCCGGCAGATCAGCGCGCACTGGGACGGCCAGGGCACCGCTCGGCCGTTCACCATCCCGGCGCACCTCTGGCGCACGCACAGCTCCACCACTGACGTGGTGCCCGCCACATTTGTCTGGCGTTATGCGAGCGCGCCAGAGGAGACCCCGGCCAGCGGTGGCCTGTTCGATGTGTCTGTTGAGCTGCTCGCCGTTGCCTAGCCATGACCTTCCCCACCCGCGTCAATCTGGCTGACACCTTCCGGCTGCACAGCAACCCAACGGCCACCAAAACGATCTACCTGGACTTCGACGGGCACATCACCACTGACCGCGCCTGGACCAATCCGACCAACCCCACACTCACCACCGCGGCCTTCAGCACGGACGCCAACACGGCAGCGTTCAGCGATGCCGAGCTGGAGCGCATTCAGTTCATCTGGCAACGGGTCGCCGAAGATTTCCTTCCCTTCGGGGTCAACGTCACCACCGAAGACCCTGGCGAAGCCGCCCTAGTCAACGCTGGCGGCAAAGATGATCGGTGGGGAGTCAGGGTTGCGATTGGGGGAAGCTCCAGTGACTGGTACGGCAGCTCAGCCGGTGGCGTGGCGGTTCAGAACAGTTTCGGTGACAATCGAGGTCCCGCTTTTGTCTTCTCAAAGAGTCTCGGCAGCGGCAATGAGAAATACACCGCAGAAGCGATCAGCCATGAGGTCGGCCACACCCTCGGCCTTATCCACGACGGCGCCGCCTCCTCCTCCGGCTCCTACTTCCAGGGCCAGGGCAAGGGCCTTACCGGCTGGGCTCCGATCATGGGCGTTGCCTATGGCAAGCCGGTGAGCCAGTGGAGCCAGGGGGAGTTCAACAAGGCCAACAACGTTCAGGATGACTTGGCGACGATCGCATCCCGCGTTGGATTCCGAGCTGACGACTTCGGCGACACCATCGCCCACGCCAAGCCGCTCAGCGGTCCCAGCCTGAATCAGTTTGGGCTTATCGCAACCCGCAAAGACTCCGACTGGTTCAGCTTCTCCACCGGCGCAGGCAACGTCAGCCTCTTGATCAACAATGCCACTCAGGCCTGGGTCAGCAGCGGCGGGGGATTTACCAGCTACATCCTTGCCGGGCGCAGTCCCAACCTGGACATCGCCGCCAGCCTGTTTGCCGCCGATGGCACCTTGATCGCCACCAGCAACCCGTTCAACAAGCTGAGCGCCAGCTTCAATCTCAGCCTGGCAGCGGGCGCCTATTACCTGATGGTTGATGGTGTCGGCTTTGGTGATCCGGCCACCAACGGCTACAGCGACTACGGCAGTCTCGGGGGATACCTGGTTACAGGGACTCTGATCTGAATCAGCAGACTGGGGCCATGACTCCCACCACCGCCTCAGTCCGCGACGCTGCTCAGGAGATCGCCAAGCGTGGCGGGATCCTGCCCCACCAGCTGGCGGCTTTCTCCGCTCTGGATCAGGCTCTCACTCCTGAGCAGCGCCAAGCATTCACGGCGGACTGGAGAGCCGCTGGGAGCCCGGCGGCGCCCGCCGCTCAGCCGCAGCGCGCTGGATTGGTTGGCCCCAAGCGGAGCCCAGACCTGAAAGCTGGCGATCACCATCTGGTGGTGGACGATCGGGCCGAGACGGTCACCGCCTTCAACCACAAAGGTGAGCGGCTGTGGACCGTAGCGGCCCTGGCCAGGGGCCAATCATCCGAAACCGATTGGCGCTCCCGCGCCAGCGATACCCCGCCGGGCCTGTACAAGGTCGGCACGATCTACCGCGACTTTGAATCCGACCCCTCGGCAACCTTCACCGCTGAGCGCCGCGCTTACGGGTGGTACAGCTTTGACCTGATCGGCCTTGAGGGGCAGGAGGGGCCCGGCAGCCGGGACGGTCGCGACGGAATCATGCTCCACGGCGGTGGCTCGGCCTGCGGCTGGCCTGGTGCCTGGCTGCCGCTCCAGCCGCTCTATCCAACGCTCGGGTGCATCCGAATGCACAACCGCGACCTCAGGGATCTGCTGCTCCCCCTGGCCGGGATGGGGACGATCTACGTCTCGGTCTGGCAAGAGAGCAGATGAGCGAGCGCACTTTCCAATGCCGCCGCAACAAGGCCTGCCGGGCCTGGCTGCCGGAGAGTGCGATTGATTGGCAGATTGAATCAGGCATCCGCCGGCCGTTCTGCCAGCCGGGGATGTGCCCCAACAACAAGCGATCGGACACGTCTGACGAGTTGTTGGCGTTGCAGCTGGAGCTCCGCCGAATGAAGGAGACCGCTCGGACTGCCGAGCGCGATCGGGACCGTGCCCTGGCGGAGCTGGCCAACACTCTGGATTCGCTGAGCACAGCCTTGGACATTCGGGAGATTGAGCAGCCAGAGCCGCTGAGCGATCACCACCACGGCGCCCGATCCGAATCGGTCCCGATCCTGCTCTGTTCGGACTGGCACTGCGGCGCCGTGGTGCGCGCGGAATCGGTGAACAACCTCAACAGCTACGACGTGGACGAGTTCCACCGACGGGCCGGAGCCCTGTTCGTCAATGCCCTGAAGGTGATCCGCATGGTGCGGAGCAGCTGCGATGTTCAGCAGATGGTGCTCTGGCTCGGCGGCGACCTAATTGACAACTGGCTGCACCCTGAGCAGGCCCAGACCCAGGAGCTATCGCCAACCCAGCAGATCATCGAATGCGAGCGCGCCATCGTGGCTGGCATCGATCACCTGCTGGAGCACGGCGCATTCGATCGCATCGTGATCCCCTGCAGCTACGGCAACCACGGGCGTACCACCCCCAAGATGCAGGCCGACAACGCGCACGCCACCAGCTACGAATGGCTGATGTACCAAAGCCTGCGCCGGCACTATCGGCATGAGCCGCGCATTGAATGGCATATCAGCGACGGCAACATTCTCTATGTGGAGGTGCTCGGCCGGCTGCTCCGCTTTCATCACGGTGATGCCATCCGCTACCAGGGCGGCATTGGTGGCCTGACTGTGCCGCTCACCAAGTGGCAACTCAGGCAGGATCAGGGCATTGCCGCTGACCACAGCTTCTTTGGCCACTTTCACCAGCTGACCATGGGCACCGGCTGGTCGGTGAATGGCTCGCTCATCGGGCCAACCGCCTATGGGCTCAAGCTCGGATTTGCGCCAGAGCGCCCACAGCAGCTACTGCGCTTCCTCGACAGCGAGCGCGGCTGGACTGGGGCCTTCCCCGTCTTGACGGACTGACCACCGCCGCATCAGCTCCAGCCTGCTCCGGTCCCGCAGGCATTCCCCACCGGCGCAGATCTCCCAGCAGCAACCGCCATCAGCATCCACGGCGGCACGCAGGGTGGCGTCATCAGACTGGGGAACCTGATCTGCGGTCATGGACGGCTGGTGGCTGAAGCCTGAACTCAGTCTGTCCAGGGAGCTGGAGCTGGAGACGGCTCGCCGGGAGATTCCCCGGCTCCACCGGCACGACCTAGAAGCCCGGCTTGATTCGGCGCTGGTTCACTGCGTGACCTTTGACCACCTGCTTCGGCAGGCCCTTGCGCGGGTGCAGGAGCTGGAGATCAAAGAAGCGTTAGCTGCTCCCCCAGCTCCGCGCCATCTGGCATGGGCCCGGGATTTGATGGCGGAGCTGGGAGTGAAGCCGAAGGACTGAGCCGGCGCAGGGTGTTCTCCGCCAAGCGGATCAGACCCCGGGCGCGATGGACCGACATTCGTTCCCGCTGCGCCAGCTCGGCAACACCGACCACCGGCTCACCCAGGCCGTAACGCCCCCGAATCAACCGCTGGGCCCGCTCATCAAGCCGCGCCACCAGCGCCAGCAGCTCATCCCGGCGTGGGCTGGGGGACTCATCTTCGTCAGCGCTGAGCATGTCGATCAGCGCGGACGGGTCGCCGGATGTGGAGCCCGGCAGCGGAGCATCGAGCGAATGGCAGCCAGCACCGATCAGCAGCAGATGCTCCAGCTCGGCCTGGGCGATGCCCAGCTCTTGGGCCAGCTCGGCGCGGCTGGGGGTGCGGCCAAGGTGAGCAGCCAGAGCTGCCGCCACCTTCCCAGCCCTGGCGATGGTGCCGGTGTGGGTGGTGGGTATTCGGATCGTGCGGCCGTGGCTATCGATGTGCCTGCTGATCCCCTGGCGGATCCACCAATAGGCATAGGTGCTGAGCTTGTACCCACGGGTCGGGTCAAACTTCTCAACCCCACGCTGCAGGCCGATCGCACCAGCCTGGAGCAGGTCGGGCAGATCAGCTTCGGCCACCGCCACCCCCAGACCATGCCGGGCCCGCCTGGCAACGTGAGCCACCAGGCGCAGGTTGGCCGACACCATGCGGTCCCGGGCCCGCAGGCCCCGCCGGCGGACTGACGGAGGGGCTTGATCTGCCGATGGCTCCCAGTCCTGCCACCGCCGCACCAAGGCCCCCAGGTGAAGGGCCTCGGATTCAGTGAGCAACGGATGGCGGCCGGCCTGCTCCAGCCAATGCGTGGTCATGTCGCTGCTGGTTGGCCGCATGGGTCAGGGCGGCGATGGAAACGTGATCAACGACGCCAGGGCCAGCAGCGCGGCAAAGCTGAGCGCTGCCGGACTGCTCCACCACAGCAGCGCCACCACCCAGGAAGCCACCAGCATCAGGACCGACAACGCGACCCGATTGGCAAATGGGTCACCCATGGCGCCCCCGGTTCAGCAGGTGCCGGGCCCAGGCCACGTGGGTCGTGACGGCGTGGAACGACGGGGGCGTGAGTGGATGGATCCCGTGTTTCCACCAGGCCCGAAGATCAGCCTCAAGAGCCTGATCAGTGATGGCCGCATCAGCGGCCCTGGCGGCTTTGATGGCTTCGGTGGCAATGAACCAGCCCTGCTCTTCTGGCTCCAGCGCCCTGGATGCTTCGATGATCCGCGAAATGGTGGGGCCGTCCATCAGAAGGGCGCCTCCTCTTCAGCGAACTCGTCCACGTAGCCGGACGGGGCGACGGCGTAGCCGCCTTCCTGCTCCTCGAAGCCGTCGGCGACTGCTTCGCCAGCGTCTTCGCGGGGAACGTAGCCGACCACTTGGGCGGCCTTGGGCAGCAGGGTGATGCCGCAACCTTCCTCGCCATCCCAGCCCCGGATAGAGAAACCGATGATCATTTCGGATCCGCTGCCAATATCGGCACCGTTCCAAGGCTGCTTCTTGGCGTCAACCAGCTTCGGACCCTTAGTAAAGGTGCCGTCGTCGTTCTGGAATCTGTTCGTCTTGAACCTGACTCGGATCTTGCCGGGCTGTCCATCGATTGGGGCCCAGGGCGCGCCGTGGGGCGCCCGTTTTTTCTTGGCGCCGTGCTCGGCCGAGAACTCGGTTTCAAGCCTGACCAGGAAGCCTTTATGGGCCGGGTTTGAATCGTCGAGAATCATCTCGACCGAGTAAAACCATTTGCCTTTGTACTCATCGGCGTGGATGAGATGGACGTAGCGCACAGGCGCCTTGGGGCTGTAGAAGGTTTCGGATGCCATGGGTGTTTCAGGGAAGGAGTGGTGGAAGGCCCGCACCGAGGCGCACAAGGTGGTGAACAGCGCCGCTGGCTGACAGGTTGTGCTGCTTCATCACGGCACGGACTGCCTCATCGGCATCCATGCGCAAGACGGTCATCACATACCGGCCGGCCTGGCGGCGGCGTGGCGCCCTGCCGTAGGGCTTGGGGCGATCAGGCTTGGGACTCTGAGGCTGTTGCGTCATGCCGCTTCGATGCTGGAAGCCAACGCCAGCGGCGCCACAGCGGGCGATGGCGGGCGGTGATCCAGCAGCTCCATGATCTCCCGGCCGATCCGCTCAAGGGCATCGGTGCGGCGACTGATGGACAGCATCCGACCGATCCCGATGGGGCCGGGATTCTGATTCAGGGTCGCCGCGGCCCGATCGTTCAGGGCGGCCTGGTGCTCGGCTGACACCTGATCAATCAAATCCAAGGCGCGGCGGAGCCGTTCGCGGTTGCGAAGGTCATTCATGACGCCACACCTCCGGCGTTCTCAATCGACCAGCGATCGCAGAAGTGCAGATGGCGCAGTTCGGTGATCACCGGGGCGATGGCCTTGACGGACCGCTCGACGCGAAAGGCATCGCGGAACGAGATCGTGAAGCTCTGCCGCTGGTCAGCGGTCAGGCTCTTGATCATCCCGATCGCCACCGCTTTCTGCTCAGCGGTGAGCGGCGTGGATGGGTCGGGCTCAGGATCAGCCACCGGCTCAGCGACGACCGTGCCAGAAGTGGCGGCGGCCAGGGACTCGGCAGCGACCTGGACCAGCTCCGGGGTGACGGTGACCGAAACCGGCTCCGAATGTTCGCTAGGGCACTTTATGCGCAAATCGCATATTCCGTCAGGCTCGGCAGCCTGAGCGACCTGGGGCCAAACGATGCCAAGCAGACCGGCCAAGAGTTCAGTTACCGAGGATCCCTCAGCAACTGAATCAGCGCCGCCGCTGTGGCGCAGGCGGACTTCGACAAAGCCGGTGTCGATCGGGCGACTGAACCAGCAGAAGCCCAGGGCCGCGGCTTGGCGGGCGGCTTGGATTGGATGAATGTTGTCGGGGACTGTGGCCTGAAACTCGGCTAGCGCTGCGCTATAGGAGGCGTCGGCCTCGAACGCGCGCAATGCCAGCTCGGTGGACATTTGGTGCATGGGTGAGGTGAAGTGCTGCACGCCACGAACCTTAGCCGCTCGCTAAGGGGATCCGCAACCCTCAAAAAACGAAAGACTCAGAACTCACCCCCCCCCCCCCCGAGCGGCCGGGATCAGGGACTCTTTCCAGGCCGCCAGCCACTGGGCCGGGCGCCACTCCGACGCCTCGGGATCCCACTGCTCGGCCAGTTCGTCAGCGGTGAAGCTGTCGAGGCCCATCACCGCCCCGGCCCACCGCTGGCGCATCCGGGCCGGTGCGAAACCGCCGGCCGCCATCAGCTGTGCAGGGCCAGCACCGGCAGCGCGGGCGGCTTCCCGGGCCTGATCGGCCCAGCTGGCGCAGAGCTCGGCAGCCTGGTCATCGGTGAGCGCTGGGGTTGGGGTGGCGGGCGCAGCGCGCAAGGCCTCCGGTGGCAGCAGGATGCCCGCATGGCAGGCCCAGAAGGCCTCAGGGCCCCAAGGCTTGCCGGACTCATCACAGATGGCCTGGCTGCCCTTGAGCTGGTCGAGCAGGTCGCGGCTGCGCACGCCTTTGTACTCGCCCTGGTGGATCAAGGCGTTCAGGTTGGCCAGGCTGAGAAAGACCACGTTGCGGGGGCTCTTGGTGATCCCGCGTTCCAGTTCGCTCAGGCCCGAATGCCTGACCACTTCGCCCAGGCCGGCCTCGCTGGCCCAGCGCCTGGCGGTGTACTGGGTCCAGCCGTTTTGGCGGCGCCAGCGGCGAAGCATTCGGCCGAATTCGGTGGCGGCCTGGTCCTGGGCTTCCTTGATCAGGCTGTAAGTGGTGTTGCTCATGGGTAGCAGTGATGTCCTTAGCCAGAGCCTAAGACCCTCAGGCCCCCGATCACAACTGTGATCTGCGTATGTGCTGCAGACCGTGCTTGGAGTGCTGATCTTGACGCGGTGGTGGGGTGGGGATCAGAATGTTGAGCATGAGCACCGATCAGCCGTGACCCTCCGCGAAGCCCTGGCCAGCAGGCTCACCAGCTACGCGGCTGAGCGTGGACTTCCCCAGATCGACCTACCTGCAGCGAATCCAGCACCGCGCCAAACAGCGCCCGCTGCTCAGGTGCAGACGCGCCGGTGAAGAAGGCGGGGTCGCCGATGCGTTCGGCAACTGCCAGTAAGTCCGGCGACACCCTGGGCCGGTGGCTCAGGCTTTCGATCTCCGTCCGCAAGGCAGCACATGCTGACGCCAGCGCCGGATTGCGGCGCGCCAGCCCCTCAAGCTGTTCCAGGTCGCGTCGCTTGGCGGCAACCGCCGGATCTTCGTCGGTCGGTGCTGCTGCCACCGCTGCCAGCCGATCGGCGGCGGCGATGCAGGCGGCCACCACCTGAGCCAGTGCCGTCTCCTCCCGGATCCCGGCCTTCTCTTCACACAGCCGATGGCGGCAGCGCCACCAGGCCGTTCCGCCTGAGTTGTTCCGGCGAAGGGTGTGGCCGCAGGATGCGCAGCGCAGCAGGCCGGCGAGGCCATGGCGAACTTCGTTTGCGTGGCCCTGAAACCGATTCGCCGGCCGCCGCAGAAATTGGGCCAGATCTTGCCAGTCGGCCTCACCAATCAGCGCCGGGTGCTGGTCATATCTGATCTCTCCCCACCGCTGGCCCCAACCCTTGCCGCTGCCCTTCTCAAGCATGTGGCCGATGTGGCCGCGAATCACCGGATTCACGAACCAGGCTTGCAGGCTGCTCGGCGCTGGGGTCCAGGCGCACCAGCCCGGCAGATCGTTCGCAGTGCCGGTGAAGCTGCCAATCTCCCGCAGCCTGCGCAACACCTTCAACGCCTGGGGCCAATGCTCCGAGTGTGGCTCCAGCTTGTGATCGGCGCCGCCCTGGTAGCCGAAGGGTTTGCGCCGGCGCAGGTGGCGGCCCTGGGAGCGGTACTGCTCGAACTGGCGCCGCAGCCGCAGGCTCAGCATCCGCGACTCCACCTCGGCCATGGTGGTGAGCAGCCTGGCTTGCAGGAATCCCTGAGGCGTGGCCGATTCAATGGTGCCACCGTCCAGCGCGGTGACGGTCACCCCCCGCAGCGCACACAGGGCCAGCAGCTCATCGGCAAAGGCAGCATTACGACCCAGCCGGTCGGCCCTGGTGATCACCAGCTCGCTCACCCGGCCGGCGCGCACCTCGGCCACCACCTCGGCCAGGCCGGGTCGGTCGTCGTTGCGGCCTGATTCGAGCTCCTCCACCACCGCATCGCAGCCGGCGCCCCGGAGGCGGCCCACCTGGGCCGGCAAAGAATCGGCCTGCTCCTCCTTGGACACACGGGCGTATCCCAGCTTCATAGATAGGCTGCGCTGCAGTGATCTGGACCCTAGCGCTTTGGCGACGTTTTCCTTAGATACCGACGCATAAGCGCTTCGGCGATGTAGGGTGATCCCATCAACCAGGCGCGGTCGCTGACCCCTGGCTGATCACCCCACAGCATTCACCACCATGACCACCATCGCCTGGGCCCTGGCCCTGCTGCTCCTGCCTGTCCTGCTGCTGACCTGGATCCTCGAAACCGATCGCGACCGCTGCCGCCGGTTGCGCCGCGCTGGGCTCTCCCAGCAACGCATCGCCAAGCGGTTGGGGTGCTCCCGCTGGAGGGTGCGGCAGATGCTGGCATAAAAAACCCCAACCCATCACGGGTCGGGGCAGAAACACCATGCACCAGGGCCAGGCTAGGGGCGGCGACTGAAGGCCCCGCAGCCACGCGCGGCCAGCTGCCCTTCCAGCGCCGCCTCGGGGATGCCCAAGGTGCAGGAGCCATCACCCTTCTCGCTCCAGTGGCAGCAGCGGTAGCAGTACGCTCCGCTGTGGCGCTCCTCCAGCCGCTCCAGCTCCGGCAACACGTCGGGCCATTGCAGGCCGAACCGGATCTTGCGCACGGTGTGGCGGCTCAGGCCCAGGGCCGCGGCGGCGGCCTGGTGGGATTCGGTAGGTGCACGCTCCAGCACGGCGCGCACCACCTCCACTTGCTGGGCGGTGACCAGCCGGCCTTCGGTTTTGTCGTGGACCTTGCGATCTTCGCGGGGCGGCTTGGGGCAATGGGTGTAACCCAGGCGGATGCTTGAGATGGTCTGCTTGGCCACGCCAAACCGGCGGGCCAAGGCGCCGCCGGATTCGGTGCTGGCGCGGATGATGGCCACATCCTCTGGGGTGAGCTTCACGATGCCATCACGTCCAAGGGGTAGAGCTCCTCGATCTCTGCCATTGATGGCGGCTTTGGCTCCGGCAGCGGGTCAGGCTCCGGCCAGCAGCCGCAGTTCAGCAGGCGCTGTTGCAGCCGCGCGCGCTGTTCATCGGTAAGCAAGTGGCGCAGCGGCTCAAGCACCACCGCCTCGGGGCCTGCGTTCCAGTCCGGCCAGCGGTCGCAGCCAAGGGTCCAGATCCCGCCATCCGGTGCCGTGGCGGCCCAGAGGCGGGCAAGCTCCGGCCCTGGGTGCCACCACAGGCTCAGCCGCCAGCCGTTGGCCAAATCAATCCGCTGAGCACCGCCGGCATCGCTGACCGGCCGATCAGCCAGCAGCGGACAATCAGGCTCGCCAGCCTGAGCCAGCACGGCCGCCAGGGCGGCGCGGCTGGGCGGGGCTGGGGGTTCGATGGGGTCAGGCACTGCGCTCCAGGTGCGAGATCAGGCGATTGAGATACCAGCGGGCCTTCATGGCGTCCTGCAATGCGTTCCCCTTCAACCACATCCTGAGCAGGTATTTCAAGGTTTGCCACTGCAGCCCAGCCAGCACGGGATCCGGGGAATGACTGGCAGCCTGCTCAAGGATGTCAATCACCTCGACGGAGCCGGATGTGTAATGAGATGGCTGGTTTACCAGGTCGGTCACGATCACACAAAGGGGAATTGCTTAGTGTAGACCAGCCACACCAGCACCAGGAAAGCGATTGCCAGCAGGATCAGGTAGGCAAGGACTGGAACCGCAATCGCCAGCCAGAGAAGGTCGGCGGGGCTCATGGCTGGACCTCCAGTTCGTCGGCGATGGCGAGGAGTTCGCGGCGTGTATGAGTGCGTTGAGACCACTGCAACCACTCCGCTTTGTCGTCGTGGTTATCGCCGTCAAAATCTTCATTTTCAGGCTCCTCCGGCACCACCTGATCAGCAGCGGCGCGAATGGCGGCGGCAAGTCCTGGCGATACCCCCAAAGTAGTTTCGTAGGCATCCAGCACCGCCTGCGCGGCGTGGCTCAGGGGGGTGTTCATCGGTCAGCCTCCTGCTGGTTGCGAATGTCGTTGCTCATGGTTGCACCTCCTTTGATAGATCTAGCTCTAAATAGATGCGCTCTGACTCCTTTCCTGTGATCTTAAATAATTTCTTGTACAGGGCATGAGCGTTTGCTTCGGATGGATGCGTAGAAGTGTAAAGGCGAAGATATTTTTTCCCGGCCTGACGGGCTAGTTGAATTGCAAACTGAAGCAGTTTTTTCCCAATGCCATTCCCACGAAAGCCTGAATCGACGCAGAACCAGGAAAGCCAGCAGGCTTCGTTGTCATCTTTGCGGTATGTATAAACTCCCACAGTACCGATAACCCGATTACCAGCATCCAATGCTACCCAGTCACTCAAAGAAGTGATTTGCCAACCGACTGAGAGTGCCCAGCGATAAAGAAATTGTGGATCAGAAACAGAGAAGAAAAGCCTTCGATGCAGCCATGGATAATGGCCAAAATTTTCATCGACTAGCCTCTGCGCTGCGCAGAGGTTTTCCTGATTTAGGGGTCGAATCACGATGTCCAGGGGAACGCTCATGGCTGCACCTCCCCGGCCTGGGGCAGCGGGATGGCGTGGGCGGGGAGCCAGTGGGTGTAGAAAGTGTGCTTTCCGTCTTGGCCCAACGGTGGCTCCAAGGTCCAGGTGGCAAAGTTTCGGTAGAGCACCCAGCACCATCCTTGTGCCGTGCATTCCTCCGGCTCCGGCAGCCGCTCACTCACTGGCACCGGCACCACCACTGGGGCGGGCGCGGAGAGTTCCTGGAGCAGGGCGGCGCGGGCGCGGGTGATCAGAGCGCGGTGCTCGTGATACGGATTTGCGCCGTCGTATTCAGCCAGCGGCTGCAACAGCTCAGCGCACAGGGTGCGGAAGTCGGGGGTGGTCATCGGTCAGCCTCCTGATTCAGGATCTGCGCCGCCATTTCCCAGCCATCGGCGTTGCGTGACGTTGCCAAGTCGGGAAGACCCTCGTTGCTGTCTAACCACGCCGCCACCTCACGGATCGCGGCGCGGGCTTCGTGTCGATACAGGTTCGGGTCGGCGCAAATGCTTGGGTGAATAGCAGTTGCCACCCTCTCCACCAACCCCCCGGCAGGCGCGGGCGGCGGGGCGGGCTGGGCGGGCTGGGCAGCCTCCAGCGCCTCCACCCGCTCCAGCAGGTTCAGCAAAGTTTGGGAAACAACAGCACCATCAAGGGCGGCGGACTGGCGCAGCCAGTTTCTGGTTTGTGGAGTGATGCTCACGACGCCACCTCCACGGGAACCGTGCGCTCAGTCAGCCAGTCTTCAACAACCGCCAGCGCCGCCGGCGGCACCAGGCGCGCACCGACGGGGTGCCAGCGGGTGTCATCCCACCGGCCAGCCGGGAGCCAGGCGGCGCATTGGTCGAGCTGCTTGGTCATGCGCTTGCGGCGCACGAAGTTCACGACCCAATAGCCGGGGCCCGGGTGGGCGGTGACGGTCAGGCCGATCGTGGGATCGGTGTAGAAGGTGTGGGGGTGGTTAGGCATGGGGGGTTGTGGGGGTGGGGGTGGTGTGTTGGTAGCGAGTTGGATCAGGCCTGCACCCGGTCCAAATTTCAATGGAGCCGATCAACTGGCTAGAAACTCGGGACGATCTTTCAAGCTCAGAGAAAAGACCGGCAAGCGTCACGGCTTCGGGGTTGCCAGTGGCAGCCGTGAAGTCTTGAAGCTCTCCAGACTCTGCCCATAGCTTGGCGAGGGCTTCCCATCGATTAGTCATCATCAAGCTGCCTTGAGGCCCAGCAAATTCAGACTGCAGTCGGTGGTGCTCCAGTCGGATCAGCTGTTCCGCCTTGGCAAGATGATCGGCAATCTGAATCCAACGCTCCCGCAGCCATCTGCGCTCTCTTTGATTCACTTGTTTCAAGTTGTCCGGCACCTGGGGCCGCTTTGGCTTGGGGGCGGAAACCGGAGACTCCAGAATGAGCGGCGGCGGATCGGCGGGCGCGGTCGGCTCGGGCCTGGGCTTTTTGAGCCAGCGGCTAACTGTCATGTATGGCGCTTCAACTTCGCGCGCAATTGCGGAAATTGTTTTGCCTTTGCTTTGCAACTCAATAGCCTTGGCAATAGTTTCAGGTAAATAAGAATTACGGTAAGCCCTGCCATCTTTGCCTTTCACCACTGGCACACCTGAGCCAGTGGTGATTTTCGCGTCCACTGGCGCATGATTGCTTTGCGCTTCCACCACTGGCACACCTGAGCCAGTGGTGATTTTCGCGTCCACTGGCAACTGATTGCTTTTTTTAGCTTTTCGTTGAAGCGTCACTCTATTTACTCCAAACTTGTCTGCGGCGGCGTTGATGCTCATGCCGTTTTTATGGGCCAAAAGCGCCATTTCAAAACGATGATCGGCCCCGCACTTTGTAGCGCAATGATCAGCGGTCATGGCAAGAAAAACCCCACCCCTTTGCAAGGTGGGGCCGCGAAACGTTTATGGCATGGATCAGGCCTGAATCAGAAGCTGATGGCGCCGCGCGATCTCGGCAGCCAGCAGCCGAGCCAGCTTGCTGTTCTTTGGTCCGCGCGACTTGTCGGCCATCGCCTGCTCCACCAGGGCGGGCAGAGCGGCGCAAGCCGAGTCGGCCATCTTGACCAGCACAGCGGTGTCATCGCTGATGCGCTTGTTGAGGCCTTTGTTGGCCTTGCGCAGGTGGCCATAGGCGGTCACCCCGGCTGCTGAATACTGATCGAGCGTGAGGCCATTCAGGCTTTGCTCGATGGCACACAGCTTGATAAAGCCGCCGAAGGCAGTCGCCAGGTCGTCAATCTTGGTGATGTTCGGCAATGAGTCGACCAGCCCGGCGCGACTCGCAGTGTTTAGGCCTTTGGCACCGGCGCGGCGTTCGCGGGTTTCGGCGCGGTTCATGTTCCGCGACTCGGTATTGGCCTGCACAATGCGGCGGGCCAGCTCGTCGCGAGACTTGAAGTTTCGGGTGCTGCAGCGAATCTTGATGCTGTCGTACCGAGCGCCAGGGGCGGCGGCTTGAATGAAGATCTGCAGGGCCAGGAGGCGGTTTCGCCCACTGGTGATCACGGGTCCGATCTTCGGGTTGAACCGATCATCGATGTACCCAACTTCGATGTCTTCGGTCAGCAAGGCAGGCGATCCGCCACCACGGCGGCGAATCATGCCGTTTGGCCCGAACAGAATGGAATCAGAAGACTTAGGGTCGATTCGCTGCAGGTCGGTTTCGTTTTCGTAGCTGTTGATCAGCTGCTGCAGCGTGTATGAGCGTTGCTCGTCCGCGCTGTCGATCTGGAACTCGTTGCTGAACTGGTGATCGCCACCCTGGATGGCCTTGATCACAGCGCGCTTTAGCTTTTCGGGCATAAGCTCGGCGGCCTTGGCCTGGACCGGCTCCAGGTCGACGAAGTTTTCGGGGCGGTAGGGAACGTTGGCAGCGTTAGCCATGGCGTTGTCAGGTGGAAGGACAAGGCGCCAAGCGGTAGGATCGATCTGTCAGGACAGACCCGGCCGATTGGCTGGCATTGGCCCCCGGTTGGCGCCGGGGGCTTTTTGCGTTGACCAAAAGTTAGGGCTCAGGAGTCCGAGTTGTCAACACCCAAAGCCAAAATGGCCGGAACTACCCGTAAACGGCCGCCTCAGGGCGTCAGACACCATAAACTCAGCTTTCGTGGTCCATCCCCTCAGCCTTGCCATCCCGTATCCGGCGCGGATACGCTGTCTTGGCTTGACCCGCACCCATGCACCCCATCCCAGTCCGGCTGCCGCCTGACCTGATCCACTGGCTTGATCAGGCTCGGGACTCTGAGCCGCGCTCCACCGTGATCCGCCAGATCCTGCGCGATGAAAAGCGCCGGCAGGAACGCGCCCAGGCCCGCAACGATCGCCAGGCCCGCCTGTGATGACCCTCACCCCTGAGCTCCTGGCGGAGCTCCAGCAGGTGGACAGCGACTGGCGCCTGATCCCCTGCGATGGACTCAAGCGGCCCGTGGACCCGGCAACCGGGGACATGAAGATGGACTGGAGCCACCACACCTACGACGCCGACGGCATCGCCGAGCTGGCCGATTCCAGCTTCGTGAAGGCCGTGGGCCTGGTGCTTGGTGAGGCGTCCGGCGTGATCGCCGTGGACTTTGACGGCACCGGTGCGGTCGCCATGTTCAAGGCGGTCTACGGCCGGATCTGGTCAGACCTGCCGCCGACCGTGGCCTGGAGCAGCGGCGTGATCAACCGCCGCCAGATGGCCTTCAGAGTGCCGGCTGAGCTGTGGCCCCATCTGCGCGGCCGGCGGGTCTGGCACAACGATGCCGGCCGGATCGTGCTGGAGCTGCGCGGCACCGGGCACCAGTCCGTGATCGCTGGGGCGCATCCTGACACCGAGGGTTACCGCTGGATTGATGGCCGCTCCCCTGCCGATCTGCAGGTGGCCGATGCGCCGGACTGGCTGCTGTGGCCCATGCTCAAGGCCGCGACGGAACCGGCAGCGGCTGAACACCAGCCAGCTTCTGATGCCGACGTGCCCAGGGCCCAGGAGCTGCTGAAACACATTCCGCCCTGTGAGGACTACGACCGCTGGTTGCGGGTCGGCATGGCGTTGCACAGCGTCTCGGCGGGCCTGCTGAGCGACTGGGTGGACTGGTCCAAGGGATGCAGCAACTTCGACGAGGAGGAATGCATAGCGAAGTGGCAGAGCTTCAAGAGCAGCGGCACCACCATCGGCACCCTGCACTATTTGGCTGACACGCTCGGCGGGTTCCGCTACCGCCGCCCCCAGGGGGAGCAGCAGCCGGGAAAGGCCCCAGGCGCAGCCGCTGACGCCGGGGCGGCTGACGTTGATCAGCAGCCACCGGCCACCTACCGCGAGCTACTGACGGTCACGCTGACGGCCATCCGCGGCCAGGACGACGACACCGAGATGGAAGCCAGGGCCGAGATCATGGCGCGGTTCCGGCGCACCGATGGCCAGATCAATGCAGCGCTGTTCCGATTGCTCACCGAGCAGGAGCAGCGCAGCGCCGGCACCGCGCCAAAGGAGCGGCCCACCTACCGATCGATCGACTTGTCCAAGGTGATCAGCCTGGATTGGCTGCTCGAGGGCTTTCTGCCAGCCAACGATCAGGCGCTGCTCTATGCGCCGGCCGGTGCTGGCAAGACCACCGCAGCGCTGGCGATGGCGTTTGCCGTCATCGATGGCACCGGCTTCCTGGACCGGGAAGCGCGGCCGCAGGCCGGCAGCGTCCTGATGATCGCCACCGACTCGGGCCCGGCGCCATTGATCCGCACCCTGCAGGATCTGGGCAAGGCCGAGCATCCGGCGATCAGCCCAACGCACGAAGGGCTCCGGCTCCATGTGTGGGCCCACGACACCGATCAGGCTGCGATGGGCTGGGAGGCGTCGCTGCGCGGCTGCCTGGGCCTGCTCGACTTCGTGCGCAGCGAGAAGATCGCCTTGGTGATCATCGACAGCTGCAAGGCCGCCACATCCAGGGCTGATCTCAATTACTGCGACAACGGCCAGGTCACGGCGCTGCTCACCTTCGTCAAGGAGGTGATCTGCCAGCACTGCAGCGTCCTATGGCTGAACCACGACGGCACCGCCGGCGGCGAGGCGGCCGGCGCCAAGGCATGGAAGGAAGTGCCGTCCATCGTCCACAGCATTCAGCCGGTCATGGAGGGCGGCGACGATGACGGCTTTGAGGGACCGCCGGACAAGTCGGCAGGGAAGAAGCGCATCAGCACCTGGCGCCGCACCTGGGCCGTGCGCAAGTGCCGGCAGGGCACAGCCCGGGAGTTCAACTACCAGATCGATGAGGACACCGGCCGGCTCGCCGTCACCGCCATGACGGAAGTGATCCGCGATGTGCGGCACGGCGTCGGCAAGCTGCTCTGGGAGGCGTTGCAGGGCGGGAAGCCATCACTGCACCGGCGCGAGATCATCGCTCAGCTGGGCAAGGCCAAGGGCTACAGCAGCGGCAGCGTCGCCAACAGCCTCACGCGGGCCAGCGGCGGCAGGCGGCCCATGGTGACCAGGGTTGGTCCGATGCCTGGCCATTGGAAGCTGACGCCGTTGGCCAGGGAATGGTTCGAGCGGAACGGCGACAAGCCGATGCCGCCGTGATCTCCCTTAATAGCGTCCATCCCCAAGTGACTCTATGTACTTAAAACCCTGTCATAGAGAGAGTTTTAAGGAGATCACCAGGCAGTCATCATGTGACTCCGCTAGTCCGATTTCAGAATTGTCACAGCGTGATCACCATGTGATCCCCATGTGACAAGGCCAAACAGCAGTCAGGCTCTGGAGTCTGAGCCAATGGAGTCACATGGAGCCATTCACCACGCGCGCGCGACCCCCATCACCACCCCCACCACCCATGCCTACCCCGCACGCCTGGCTCCAACCCATCCCCGGCCTTCACCGGCGCGACCCTGAGCACCGCTATTGGCTTGGCGAGGTGGAGTTCCCGATCTCGGTCACCGGCGTGCTCGGCTGCCTGAAGTCCGACTTCGCCATGAGCAGGATCGAGGCGACGCGGGAGGTGTGGGCCCCTAGAGGAAATAGCTGCCACAGGGCACTGGAGCTGGCGCTAAATGCCAGCGGCTACCAACGCGGCAAGGAGCTGCACGACCGATTGCAGGAGCTCCAGAGCTTGGTCGATGGCCCCTATGCCGACTGGGTTCAACCGTTGATGACCCACGACCGCTGGCACGATCTGAAGGTGATCGCCAGCGAGCGCCCCACCTGCTGCCTGCGCCGCAAGGTGGCCGGCACCTTTGACGTGGCCTACATCGACGAAGACGGCCGGCGCATCCTGGCCGACCTGAAGAGCCTGGGAGAGAACGGCAGCACCTACAGCACCGCCGCGCAGCTCGGGGGCTACATGGCCTTGGAAGCCACCTGGGGGAACCTGTACGACGCGGGACAGACCATCTGGTGCCGTCCTGGCTCTACGACCTTCTCGCCGCTCTACAGCCTGCAGGAGTGCCGAATGGCGTGGGCTGGTGCCTGGGCGACCTTCAAGGCTCGGGCTTGTGAGCCTGGTTTCATTTCGTGACGCCCAGCACCGCCATGGCCATAGCCAGCCGCTAAGGTCCCGGCAGGTTCAGAGTTCTGAGCCCCACCACACCACCCACACCCCCATGCAAACCCCACGCCTCAACACCGGCCAGCGCATCGGCGACATGGCGCTCTGGCTTGCCTTCACTGCCTTCTTTGCCGTGGTGATCTCCCATGGTTGATCTTGTTCAGACTGTCAAGGTTGATCTCGGTTCCATGGACGCCGATCAGCTTCTCGACTGCCTCATTGAAGTCCGCACCGCCATGGCTCGCCTGAAGGAGGCTGACGAAATCCTGCTTGATCGGCTCAGCGTGTTGGCCGAAGCCGGCGAAGTGGATCAGGGCGGTTTCAGCCACCGGGACTACGCCTTCACCTGGTCAGCCGGCCGCAAGTCCTGGACCTACCCCGCTGGCGTCATGAGCCTGGATGCTCAGGCCAAGGCAGCCAAGAAGGCCAGTGAGGCCGATGGCAGCGCCACCTCAAAGGTCGGCGAACCCTTCTGGACCATTCGCGCTCCGAAGCCATGAGCGACACCACCACGCAAGACACGCTGATCGATCGCACCGTGTCTGCCATGACCGAAGCGATCATGGAAGCGGATAGCTCGGCCACCTGGATGAGCCACACGGCCAAGGCGATCGTGATCCACCTGGCCGCTGAGCTGGTGGTGATCGAAGAACTGGCGGAACGACCCCTGACGCTTCAAGACGCGCTGGAGTTCCTTTGCGCGGGGGTGGAGCTGTGAAGACCCGCGAAGAACGAGAAGCCATCGCCTTGGCGGTGCTCACAGCACCTGTTGAGATCACCAGCGCAACCCTGGCTAAGCAGGTGGGCCTGACCCGTGAGATGACGCGCCAGATCCGCCTGGGTCTGCGCTACGCCAACGTCTTGCCGCACCTGCCACGCCTGGAGCCAGATGCCATGGTGCGGACCTGCCAGGACTGCTCCCTGTTCCACCACCAGCCAGGGCGGGAGCAGAGCGATAACGGGTCCGGCAGCCGCACTTATGGCCGCTGCTCCATCGGCATCCCTGAGGCTGCCGAGAGCCTGCACTACGCGCGCGGGTGTGGGGCGTTTCAGCGTTGACCAACCCCCAGAAGCAGAAAGGCGACCGCGCCGAACTCGAGGCGGCTGCGCTGCTCACCGACCTGCTGGGGGTGCCAGTGCGGCGCAAGCTGGGCGCTGGCAGGGCCGACGACACCGGCGACCTAGACGGGGTGCCGGGCCATGTGGTGCAGGTGGCCAGCTGGGCCGATACAGCCGCAGCGGCCAGGGTGAAGCCGAAGGAAGCCGAGCATCAGCGCATCAATGCCCAGGCCGATCACGCCGCCACGCTGGTGCGCTTCCGGGGCGGCACCTGGCGGGTCGTGCTGACCCTGGAGCAGTGGGCCAGGTACATCAAGCCATGACCGCCCCCATCGTTCACCGCTATTTGGTCACCGTGCGCCTTGACGCCTGCCGCACCCGTGACCACTTGGTGAGCGCGCCAACCCAGTGGTCAGCTGGGTGGCTGTGGCGGCAGCTACATCCTTACGCTGATGTCATTGCGGTTCGGAAGGCTAAGGGGTATGGCGGGGATCACACTCCAGCTGGAAGGGCTCAGCCAGCTGCAGAAGCTGATTGAGTTCACTGACCCCAAGACGTTCGCCAAGGCGCAACGGGCGGGCCTGACCAAAGCATCAGGCGCAATCAAGACCCAGGTAGCCAAGGGCATCGGTGAGCGCTACAACCTCAAGGCCTCAAGGATCAAGCAGGACATCAGCAGGGCATCGATCGCGCCTGATGGAACTTCAGCAACGATCCGATTCGGGCGCACATCGCCAACCCTGACTCAGTTCGGCATGAAGCCAGGCAGTAGGGGAGGCAAGCAGCCTGGCCTTGGCCGCGGCCTGGGCTGGGGCAAGCCGGTCAAGCCTGGCCGGCCGCTCACCGCCGTGGTGCTCAGGGCCGATGGACGCAAGCCCTACACCGGCGCCTTCGTCTACATCGGCAAGGGTGGCAACCAGCTAGTCGGGCGCAAGGACAGCCAGGGCCGCATCCGCACGGTCTACGGTCCATCGGTCGGTTCGATCTTCCTTGGCAAAGGCCGCTATGCCCTTGAGCTGCAGGCCACAGCAGCGCGGCTGATCAATGACGAGTTCATCAAAGGCTTTGAGAAGAAGCTGAATGACATCGCCAGAGGGTATGGCGGGCGGTGATCGGGGCACCCCCCGGTCTCAGGGTCCTTCGCCCCTGGGGAAAAGTGCCGGTGCCAAGCAGCCCAGATTTTCTGTTGAGAACTGCTCGCAACAAGGCGACCCCATGGATTAGGAGCGCACACGATTCCCAGGACCTGTCACAGCACCTTGTCACACCTTCCCTAGCTTGTGACAAGGTGCGACAAGCCGGGCTAAGTGCTGATCAGCGTGGGGGAAGCGGCCAAGGTGCTCGGCCTCAAGAGTCGGGGCAGCATCTACCGCAAGATCCAGCGCAACGAGCTGGAGACGGTGCCGGGCCCTGACGGCAACCCGCTGATTGAGCGCGACAACCTGGAGCAGCGCTGGGCGGCGATCACCCGCACCCGCACCGATTCACCCAACCCGCTGCGGCCAGCGGCCGAGCGCGCCAAGCCACAGCCGAAGCCGCCGCCGCCACCGCCCAGGGCGCCAGAACCTGAGGAGCTGCCGGCCTACAACGACAGCCGCGCCCGCAGCGAATACGAAAAGGCCAACCTGCTGGAGCTGCAACGCAAGACGCAGGAGGGCCTGCTGCTCCGCCGCGAGGATGTGGAACTCGCCTGGGGCGGTGCGGTCAACATCACCCGCACCCGCCTGCTCGGCGTGCCCAGCACCGCCAAGCAGCGCATCCCACACCTGGAGATCGAGGAGGTGGAGCTACTGACCACGCTGATCCGCGAGGCCCTCGATGAGCTGGCGGCCGGGGAGGTGAAGGGATGATCGGCGCCGACCCTGCGGAGCTCACCCGGCAGATCCTGGCGGGCTTCAAGCCACCGCCGCGGCTGCGGCTGAGCGAGTACGCCGATGAGTTCGCGGTGATGACCGGCAACGCGGCCGAGAAAGGCAAGTGGAACACCCTGCCGTACCAGCGCGAGATCCTCGACGCCTTCACCGATCCGGCCGTGGAGACGGTGGCGATCATGAAGAGCGCCCGGGTGGGCTGGACAAAGATGCTCGGCGTGGTGGTGCAGTTCTTCAGCCACCAGGATCCCTGCCCGGTGATGATCGTGCAGCCGGTCAAGGAGGACGCGGAAGGCTACTCGAAGGAGGAGATCAAGCCGCTGTTTGAGGACACGCCGGTGCTGCGCGGCCTGATCTCAGAGAGCAAGTCCCGCGGCACCGCCAGCAACACGATCCTTCTGAAGCAGCTGGCCAACGGCGGCCTGATCGACATCGTGAACGCAGCCAGCGGCCGGAGCTTTCGGCGCAAGAGCCGGAAGGTGGTGCTGTTCGATGAGGTTGACGCCTACCCCAAGCTCGACGAGGGCGACCCGATCAAGCTGGGCCGCAACCGGGCGGACTACTACTGGGACCGCAAGATTGGCCAGGGCGGCACTCCGATCTTCGCCGGTGGCAAGACGGAAGAAGCCTTCCTGCGTGGCGATCAGCGGCGGTTCTATGTGCCGTGCCCGTTCTGCCAGGCCATGCAGGTGCTCAGGTGGGAGCAGATGATTCGCGAGGGTGAGCACGCCGGTCACTACGCCTGCGAGAACTGCGCCGAGCCGATCCCCCACAGCAAGAAGCGCTGGATGGTGGAGCGCGGCGAGTGGCGCCCCACGGCGGTGAGCCAGCAGCCGGGCCTGGTGAGCTTTCACATCTGGGCGGCCTACAGCTACAGCCCGGCAGCGGACTGGTCCGTACTGGTGCGTGAGCACGCCGAAGCCCTGGATGCCATGCGCAAGGGCGACCCCGACGCGATGCAGACGTTTCACAACACGGTCCTAGGCGAGCCGTGGGAAGACTCAATATCAGGCAAGCTCACCGGCGACGGCCTGGCCCAGCGGCGCAAGAACGAAGCAGCCGGCAACGGCTACCCCGAGGGCACGGTGCCTGATGGCGTACTGCTGCTGACCGCTGGCGTGGATGTCCAGGGCGGCGGCGGCACCACCGGCGAGCGGCTGGTGTTGACGGTCTGGGGCTGGGGCCGTGGTGAGGAAGGCTGGCACCTGGGCCACTGGGAGATCGATGGCGACCCGCAGCAGCCGGAGACGCTGGCCCAGCTGGATCAGATCACCAAGACCAAATGGCGCAAGGCCGATGGCACCGAACTTAGGCTCACCATGGGCGGCATCGACGACGGCGGCTATGCCACCCATGAGGTGCGCGACTGGTGCCGCAGCCGTACATCGAGCTGGGTGCCGATGAAGGGCGCACACCAAAAAGGCAAACCGCTGATCGGCCGGGGCGTGCCGGTGGATGTAAACAGGAAAAACCAGGGCATCACCAAGCGCGGCGTGCTGCTGTTCAACGTCGGCTACGACGCCAGCGTGAACCACCTCCAGGGCCGCCTGCGCAATGAGCAACCTGGCCCCGGTTACCTGCACTTCGGCCAAGGCTCAACCGATCAATTCCTGGCTGAGCTGTTCCCCTGGAAGCGAATGCCAAAGCGCGACAAAGGCCAAACCACCTACAGCTGGGTGCTACCTGCTGGCTCCCGCGACGAAGCCGGCGACTGCACCCGGATGGCCTATGCCGCCCTGCAGCTGGTGGCCCGCCGCTACAACCGGGCCACGATGTGGGATCAGCTGGAGGCGCAGCTCGCCAAGCCAGCCGCGACCCCCCAACGCCAGGCCAGGGCCACACCGGCGCAGCCATCATTTCTAACGAACTGGTGAGATCAGGCTTCCTAGCCTGATGCCATGACGATCCCTGCGACGATTCGCGCCGGTGACACGGTGGCCTGGCGCGACGACGCCACCACCGACAGCCTGGACAATGCCGTCACCAGCGCGGCCTGGTCGCTGTCGTACTTCCTGCGTTCGGCTACTGCTGGTGCCACTGGCGGCCTGACCGTAGCCAGCACCAGCTATGGCAGCGGCTGGGAGACGACGATCAGCGCCACCAGCTCCGCCACCCTGGCGGCCGGCGCCTGGTACTGGCAGGCCCGGGCCACCAACGGCGCCAACGCGATCACCACCGGCACCGGATCGCTCACGATCCTGGCGGCCCTGAACTACACCGGCACCCCTGCCGCCTTTGATGGCCGCAGCCAAGCGCGGCAAGACCTCGACGCGGTGCAGGCCGCCATCCGCAGCCTGATCAGCGGTGGCGCGGTGAAGCGCTACACGATTGGCAGTCGCCAGCTGGAGCGGTTCAGCCTGGCCGAGCTGATCGAGCTTGAGAACCGCCTCAAGGCCGACGTGGCCAAGGAAGAAGCGGCGGAGCGGATGGCCAATGGCCTGGGCGATCCGCGCAATCTGTTCGTGAGGTTTGGCTGATGGCATTCGGTCTTGGCTTCTCAATCCGTGAACGGCTGGGCCTGCGCAAGCCCGCAGCAGTCAAACCTCCCAAACGCCGCGCCTATGCCGGTGCCACGGTGTCGCGCCTCACGGCTGACTGGGTGAGCGGCGGCAGCAGCGCCGACAGCGAGATCAAGGGCAGCATCAGCAGGTTGCGCAACCGGGCCCGCCAGCTGGTGCGGGACAACGACTACGCCAAGCGGGCGAAGTCGCTGGTCACCAACAACGTGGTCGGCACCGGCATCCGGCTGCAGATGCAGGTGCGAATGCAGCGCGGCGGCGGCCGGCTGGATCAGATGGTGAACGATCAGATCGAAGCGGCCTGGGAGAAGTGGACCCGCAAGGCCACCTGTGACGTTGCCGGCCGCCTGAACCTGCACCAAATCGAGCGCATGGCGATGGGCGCCATGGTCGAAAGCGGCGAGATCTTGATCCGCCTGGTGCCTCAGGCCTTTGGCGGCGGCCGGATACCGCTGGCGCTGCAGGTGTTTGAGAGCGACCAGCTGGACGAGAACTACACCGGCGGCAGCACGGTGCCGGGCAACGAGTGGCGCATGGGCGTGGAGGTGGACCAGTGGGGGCGGCCTGTTCGGTATGCCTTCCTGGCCAAGCATCCCGGCGACACAGCCCTGGGCGGCCACAACCCAAGCGCGCGCCATCTGCTGGTGCCAGCTGCCGAAGTGCTGCATCTGTTCGTGCCGGAGCGCCCGCAGCAGACCCGGGGCGTGTCGTGGTTTGCCGCTGGCATTCAACGGCTTCACCACCTGGCGGGCTATGAGCAAGCGGCTCTGGTGCGGGCCCGGGCAGCGTCGGCGTTGATGGGATTCATCACCAGCCCAGAAGGCGCTGGCGACACCTACGGAGAAGAGGTGATCGACGGCGAGCACGTCACCACCTTTGAGCCGGGCATGTTCAAGACGCTGTTCCCCGGCCAGTCCGTGGAGGTGCCGCAGATCAACGCGCCGGATGGCCAGCTGGAGCCGTTCGTGCGCGGGATGCTGCGAGCGTTTGCCTCGGGCATTGGCGTGAACTATGCCGCGCTGTCCGGCGATTACTCGATGTCTAACTATTCAAGCTCCCGCCTGGCGCAGATCGAAGACCGCGACTGTTGGAAGGTGCTGCAGCAGTACCTGATCGACGAGCTGCTGACCCCGGTGTTCGAGCGCTGGATCGAGGCCGCCGTGCTCAGCGGTGCGCTCAGCCTGCCGAGCTACGACCTGGCGCCCGATCGCTTCTGTGCCTGCCGGTGGATGGCCCGCGGCTGGAGCTACATCGACCCGCTCAAAGATGCCCAAGCCGACAATCTGGCCATCCGCTCGGGCACCAAGACCCAGGCCCAGGTGGTGGCCGAGCAGGGCGGCGACCTTGAGGAGCTGCTGATTGCACGCAAGGCCGAGGTGGACCGGGCTGAAGAGCTTGATCTGCATTTTGACTCCAACCCCGCCGACGACATGCAGGGTGGCTCTGCCGACCCAACCGGCTCGGCTACTACGAGCGACCCAACCGGAGTTCCTAGCCTGAACCAAGACGGGGAGAGTAATGGATCTGATGCGTGATCTGGAGGGCCAGACCCATCGCCGCGCGGCGTCGCTGGATGGTGCGGCCATCAGCAGCGAAGACCGAACGATGGAGTTCAGCTTCTCCAGCGAATACCCGGTGCAGCGCTACTTCGGCAACGAAGTGCTGAGCCATGAGCGCGGCTCCGTTGATCTGGGCCGCCTTCAGGATGGCGCTCCGGTCCTGTTCAACCATGACCCATCGCGCGTGATCGGCGTCGTTCAGCGTGCCTGGATCGACAACGAGAAGATGCGCGGCATGGTGTCGGTCAAGTTCAGCCGCAATGCGTTTGCGCAGGAGGTGATGACCGACGTGGCCGATGGCGTTCTACGGAATGTCTCGGTCGGCTATTTCATCAACCAGATGGAAGAGCGCGGCGACAACTTCGTCGCCACTTCGTGGCAACCCTACGAAGTGTCCGTGGTCGGCATCCCTGCCGATCCAACCATTGGCATCGGGCGAAAGCTCGACACCGATGGAGCGGCCCCAGCCGCAACCCCGACCCCTACTCCTTCCCCAACCCCAATGGAAGACACCAACCTCAACCTCGAGGCGGTGCGGGCGGAAGCGGCTGCACAAGCCGCCAACGCCGAGCGCACCCGCATTGCCAGCATCAACGCCCTGACCGCGCGCCACGGCCTTAAGGATCTGGGCGCCACCCTGATCGAAAACGGCCGCAGCATTGACGAAGCCCGCGCCGCGGTGCTTGAGAAGATCAGCGCCAAGCCTGTCGAAACCGTCAAGCCGGTTGAGATGGACCAGCGCGACGCCACCCGCTTCAATATCACCGCCGGCATCCGTGCCGCTCTGTCTGGTGATTGGAGCTCCTACGAAGCCGGCCTGGTGCGCGAAATGAGCGCCGAGGTGCAGAAGTCGATGGGCCGCGCACCTTCGGCCGAGCGGGCTTTCTTCATTCCCTTCTCTGCTCTCACCCGGGCCACCTACGTCACCAGCGGCGCCACCACCGGCGGCAACCTGGTGCAAACCGATCTGCTGGATCAGGACTTCATTGAGTTCCTGCGCAACCGCAGTGTGATGCTCGCCGCTGGTGTTCGCACCATGCCCGGCCTGCAGGGCAACGTGGCAATTCCCCGCCGCTCTGGTGTGGCATCCACCTACTACCTGAGCAGCCAGACCACCGCCATCACCCAGTCGGAGTCCACCTTCGACCAGGTGACGCTCTCGCCGAAGAACCTGGCCGCGCTGTCCAAGTACAGCCGCCAAACCCTGCTGCAGGCCACCCCTGGCATCGAGCAGCTGGTGCGCACCGACCTGATCGACGGCATCAACGTCGCCATGGATCTGGGCATCCTCAACGGCTCCGGCGCATCCGGCCAGCCTCTGGGGATCATGGGCACCAGCGGCATCGGTTCGGTGGCGATCGGCACCAACGGCGGCGCGATCACCATGGAAACCCTGGTGAACCTTGAAACCGAGCTCACGATTGATAACGTCCCCGTTGATCGCAACTCGGTCAACTACATCACCAACGCCAAGGTGATGGGCAACCTGAAGAAGCTCCGCGCTGGTGGCTCCACCACCACGGACGGTCCCTTCCTGGTGAATGACAACCTGCTGGCCATCGGCCGCGGCGCCACCCCTTCGGTGGTGAACGGCTACGGCATCTACGTCACCAACCAGGTGCCTTCCACCCTGACCAAAGGCACCAGCTCCGGTGTTTGCTCGGCGGTGGTGATCGGTGATTACAGCCAGGCCATGGTCGGCCTCTGGGGCAACGGCCTCGAGATCACCGTGGGCGAGGACTCCGATGACTTCTCCAAGGCGCTTACCAGCGTCCGGGGCATCGTGACCTACGACGTGGCGGTGCGCGATCCCAAGTGCTTCGCAGCCTGCCTCGACGTGACGACCAGCTGATAGGGGCTCAGGCTCCCAACCCTGACCGGGGCGGCATCTGCCGCCCCTTTCCCACATGAAGATCTTCCTTCTGCGCAACACCATCGCCAGCGGCCAGGCCCTGGAGGCCGGCACCGTTCAGGACGTGTCCGACGACGACGCGGCGATCCTGGTGCGCCTGGGCCGCGCCACCACCGAGCTGCCTGAAGCCAAGCCGACGCGCAAGGCAAAGGAGCCCACCTGATGGCTTTCACCGAGTCGCTCGATCCGTTCCTCGCCGACTTCGGCGTGGCGGTGACCGCTGGAGCCGTTTCAGGTGTTGGCGTCCTTGACCAAAACTCCGAGATCATCCTCGGCGGCGAAATCACGATCATTGATTATTTGCTGACCGTGCCGACAGCCACCTTCGGCAGCCTGAGCTATGGCGACCTGGTGACGGTTGACAGCACCAGCTACAAGGTTGAAACCCAGCCGCAGCGCTTTGACGACGGCACGTTCTGCCGGGTGCCGCTGGTGAAGATGGATCCAGATCCCGCGATTGATTACATCTTGGACGGTGGCGCCGCGCTTGCCTCCGGCACTCTCTACGACGGTGGTGGAGCATGAGCCAAACGATCCCGGCCCGCATTGTTATCCGCCGCGACACGGCTGCGAACTGGACGACGGTTAATCCCGTCCTGCTCAATGGCGAATGGGGGTTTGAGACTGACGCCAGGAAGCTGAAGATCGGCGATGGCGCCACGGCCTGGAGCGCGCTGAGCTACTTCTCCACCGGCAGCGGCGGCGGCGGCAACACCATCCTGAGCGGCAGCGGCGCCCCTAGCAGCGCCCTGGGCGTCAACGGTGACATCTACCTGGACACGGCAGCCACGCGCCTGTATGGCCCCAAGACGGCCGGCGCGTGGGGCTCTGGCGTTTCGTTGATCGGCGCCGCCGGAGCAAACGGGACGAACGGCACGGCAGCCACCGTCAGCGTTGGCACGGTGACCACAGGCGCTGCGGGATCGTCAGCAACGGTCACGAACACCGGCACAAGCTCCGCCGCCGTGCTGGCCTTCGCCATCCCCCGCGGTGACGCCGGAACGAACGGCACGAACGGCACGGCGGCCACCGTCAGCGTTGGCACGGTGACCACAGGCACCGCCGGATCGTCCGCATCAGTCACGAACAGCGGCACATCCTCGGCGGCCACGCTGAACTTCACCATCCCCCGAGGCGACGCAGGGACGAACGGAACCAACGGCACAGCCGCCACGATCTCTGTTGGGACCGTCACCACCGGCGCCGCTGGCACATCCGCCAGCGTCACGAACGCCGGAACCAGCAGCGCGGCCGTCTTCAACTTCACCATCCCCCGCGGCGATACCGGCGCTGGTGGTGGTGGCAGCGGCACGGTCACCAGCGTTGGCCTGAGCCTGCCTGGCCTTTTCTCGGTCACCGGCTCCCCAGTCACCGCCACCGGCACGCTCACCGCCACCTTGGCCACGCAGAGCGCCAACCTCGTCTGGGCTGGCCCAACCACGGGTGGGGCCGCCGCTCCGACCTTCCGCTCCCTGGTGGCGGCCGACTTGCCTGCTACAGCGGTGAGCGCCGGCAGCTACACCTATGGCAGCTTCACGGTTGATGCCGCAGGCAGGCTCACAGCGGCCAGCAACGGCACGGTGCCAATCGCATCGGTCCTGACCGGCTTCACCAGCGGCGCCGGGACCATCGCCGCAACCGACTCGATCTTGACGGCGATTCAGAAGCTTAACGGCAACGACGCTGCAAAGGCCACCGCTGGCGCCATCACCGGCTCGGGCCTGACCATGGCGACGGCCCGCCTGCTGGGTCGAACCACAGCAACTACGGGTGCGGTCGAGGAGATCAGCATCGGCGCCAACCTGACACTGACTGGTGGCGTACTGGCGGCAACTGGCGGTGGAGGAGGCGGATCTCCAGGCGGCAGCACCACTCAGGTTCAGTACAACGATGCGGGCGCATTCGCGGGCGCAACCAACGTAAAGATCAATTCCAACAACCTTCAACTAACCACCCCAGTTAGCACACCTGCTGCGGCGGATGCGTCAAGCGTTGTTCCATATCCGGTTGATATAGCCAACAGGTTTATGCTGGCCATGCAGGGGCCGACTGGTGCAGCCACGCTGTTGCAGCCCAGCATATTCAGTAATAGCATCATGCTTTTTGCTCCGGCGAGCACAACAACGGGAACCGGGAGTAGCGCTTTCCAGCCAGCATGGACTTCAAATGGGACAGTTACCCACCCAGCGCCTGCTGCAACGGACGTAGCCAGCGCTGGCAGGCGCACCGCCTACTCAAATGTAGTTACAACCACGGACCAACAGTTAGGGCCACGATGCAACGCCACCGAGTTAAGGGCTTTCTTTAGAGGTAACGTTGCCAATACCGGCGGGTTTTTCTACTATTCCCGGTTTCGTATTACTTGTCCCGCTGCGACTGTAAGGCTATTTACGGGGTTGCAAGGGCAGGGATTTGCGGCCTCAATTTGCATTTCCGATACCTCGGCCGGTCCATTTTGTGGCCTTTCTCACATCACCACCGACCCGGCGACAGGATCTGGTGCGCTGAGCTTTGTTACCCACGACGGCACTACTAGGAACGCGCTGCCCATCAACCTCACAGCAAGCTTGGTGACCAACTCACCGCTGCTGGAATTCAGTATGTATTGCGCCCCAAATGGTGGCACTATTTTCTTTAGGTTGGACGACGTAAGCAACGGAGTTACCTACACAAACTCTACAACGGCCAACATTCCTGGAGCAACCGTAACAATGTCTCCGCAGTGTCAAGCAAGCAACGGCACTGCAAACGTAACCGCGAACGCCGTCACCTTGTCCGTGTACAAGATATATGTCGAGAGTGTCTATTGATGGAACCAAATTACGCTGGTTTCTGGGCGGCGTTCAAGGGCACTGCGGCCTGGCAAGGGATGATGTCAATGGCCCGATATTCCGAGGCGATTGAACTGCGCACCGTGAGGCTGCGCGTTGAGATGCTTGACGCCATCAACGGCAACGCCAACCAGGCCGACATCCAGGAGTCGATCTGGAGGTTGATGGAGCTGGCGGGCAGTAGCGCACAGGAAACGCAGCTACAGGAGCTGGTGGGTCTTCTCGCCCTGTACAACCTCACCCCCACCTACTCCCTGCAGCCGTCGGCAGAATGAGCACAACGCCCGTATCCGCTATGCCACCAGAGGACGTATCGCACCGGGACATCTATGTCCGGCTTGCTGAGCTGGGCGCCAAGATTGACAACATCCTTTCGATCATGGCCGAGCGCAAGGAAGACGTAGCCAGGATCACCAAGGATCTTGATGCGCTGTTCAGCCGCCAGCGCGCTCTGGAATCCCGACTCGCCCAGATCGCCGGCATTGGCCTGGTGCTGGCGGTGGGGATCCCGGCATTGGCGACCATGTTCCAGCTCAGGCTTGCCGTTCCGGTCGAGCATCAGCAGGTGAAGCCATGAACTGGCCCGTCGTGGCGCTGCTGGCCGGGTACATCGGCATCTGCGAATACCGGGCTCCATCGCCGCATCAGGCCTGCGACGCCCGCTGGAACGTCGCTCTAGGCGTGCTGGTGCCCAGCCCCATCCAGGGCGCCATCCCTGCCGCTGGGCGCCTGCTGGGCCTGGGTCGGCGCCGCCGGCCTGACACCGATGTAGAGCCCAGGCCATGACGCTGAGCAAAGCCGAACGGATCCTGGCGGCGATCGTCACCGCGATCACCCCCACCACCGGCATCAGCTCCCGGGTGTTCCGGGACCGCTGGGAGGCGGTGGCCAGATCAGAGATGCCTTGCCTGGTGGTGGAGCCGCTGGGGGAAAGCGACGAGGTGCCGACCACCGGACCGATCAACACCGACCTGACGGTGAGCATTGACATCCTGATCAGCGGTTCGCCGCTGAGCACCCTGGCTGATCCGATCCGGGTGGACATGCACAGCCGCCTGATGGCCGCCACCTTCACCGGACTTCAGGTGATCCACTGCTACCCCCAGAGTCGGGAATGGAAGGCCGAGCCGGGAGAGATCGGCATTCTGAGCTCTTCCTATTCTGTGAGGTATCGGACCCTTCTTTCCGATCTGACGGCATGACCGCTGATCTCCCCCCTTGGCCCACCACCGCTGGCAGCTTCCTGCTGGTTGATGGCGAATGGGTCAACCAACCCCCCGCTGAATTTCCCGAGGTAACGACCGATGGCATCGAACAAGCGGCAGATCCTGATGGTCAAGACGGAGGCCACCTACGGGGTCAGCCCTAGCGCAGCCGGCACCGATGCCCTGCTGGTGCTCGATGCCGA